TCTATAGAAGTTATAGTATCAGTACCTAAACTACCTGTTAAAATTCTTCTTTTAAGTGTTATCTTAATTGATATAGAGTGATTTTTAACATCACCCTTTTTGGTAACTTTTTGAAGTGATGAGATTTGAAAATTAAACTTTATAGCATCCCAATCATTTGCTGAAGTTTCTTGGTCTGTGACTTTTACAGAGGGTACTCCGTCTAGATTTCCTTTTTTCAAGGACACAGGAGACGCAAAAGATTGTGGAGTTTGTATAGACTCGCCAAAGACAGTAAGAGGAGCTTGACTAGTCGTTCCTGTAGTAGATAAAGTAACAAACTTATCCCCATCAGCGGTATTATCTGAAAAGTCAATAAGATCATCAATTTGGTTATCTTGTATTTCAATATCTTGAGGGCCATTAGGATTAATGCGATAAACAGGCCCTTCGCCTAACCCTGCAGTAATAAAAACTATATCTGTCGAAAATAAGGAGTTAGGGTCTTCACCAGCACCTCCACCTCCGCCTTTACCGCCTTTTGCTCCTCCAATGACAGGAACTACTTGATTTTGATAATTTAAAAAACGTCTAGCCATTAGAATTTATCCTCAACCTTTATAATATCATTTTTACCGTGCTCATCAGAATCTACATAACCACTTAACATTTGGCCAGCAACTCTAACTAATCCATATTGCAAAGGAATAGGGGTTCCAGATTCTGTTGTATTAGTTAAATTACCGAACATACCGCTTTGTCGAGTGCTTTGGTCTGTTTCATTCTTTTTTGGTTTTTTAGTAAATAAACTTGTCACCAAACTCATAGCTAAATTACCTAGCATAGATCGAGCAAATGAAGGCATTTTTGCTAATGCACCCATTAAACCTCCTCCTCCACCAGCCAATCCACCTTGTATGGAAGCAGAAGCGACAGCACCGCCCTCAACAGCAGCCCCTGCTACTGCAGCACTAGATCCTGCTCCGGCTAGTAAACCAAAGCCGCCAGTCATTATACCAAGACCAATTATAAGTAATAATCCACCCCGCTTACCTCCACCACCGACTAATACAGGAGCTAAGTATATTACGTCCCCATCTTTAATAGTTTTTACATGGTACTGATCAGCAGTTATCATATTTAAGTTTTTGTCTAAAAACGAAAAAGACTCTTCCGTCTGTAAATCATGAACAGAACGCATATAATTATTAAATTTACTATGCATTGATTGAAGATAAAATAAAATATCATTATAATTAGTAAAATCAGCAGTATATTCTGATTTATCAAAAAACTTATGGAAACTAGAATGAATTTTAAGAGTTGCTAACAAGGTGATTTCCTTCAAACTTGTCAAAGACAAGAGCATCAAGATTTTGGTCAAGCCAATAAATAAAAAATTTGTTATTAAATCCTACCAAAAATTTATATTCCTGGAAAGCGGCACTTACTTTATCTTCCTTGCTTGGTATGGGGTTTTCGTCTCCTGGATGAGAATGAAAAATGCCCCATATATTTCCGTCATTTTTAACTAAATCTGCTGGATCTAATAAAAAACTTAATTTAGGAGTAGGTGATATATTTTTGCAAGGTATATAACTAAAATCTTTAGTAACAATCCCAACAGCTTCTTTAGGATAGTCACGCAAAGAGTGATTATTCATTGCTTCTTTTAATTCATCAAATCTTTCCATCTATATATTCCTGTCGTGTATTGTTTATAATATCTTCCATATGGTGCTATCCAACTTGTATGGTTTATCATTGTTTGTAATATTTTATTTGTATCAACATAAAGAGCACAATGATTAGTAACATGGGTTGAACCTAGTGACATCAGTATAACATCAAAAGGTTTTGGCTCTTTTACTTTTCTCCACCCATTCACTTCAGAGGCAGCTTTATCCATCCACCTTTCGTGAGTTTTAGAATACCAATCCTCATCTACTATATTACAAAAATCAGATGTTCTATAAGGTACGTCGATATTTAGTTCATTTTTGTATACTAGAGTACAAAGATTGAAACAATCTATGCCAGTACTCATATCGTCACCTAAATGTTTATAAGGGAATCCAGTATAGGAATTATACCATGTCATTATGTCTATAAATTGCGTGTAACCTACTCATCCAATATTCTGATAAAGTTTGGACACACGAACAACCCCCTTCTTCAATGTGAAACAGTTTTGATGGCATTAAAAACATACCAAAATGTATTACAAGTTTGCACTTTTCTGACTTAAATACCATTACATCATAATTTTTTGCATCTGTCAATTTGACTTTTATAGAGCACTTTGATGCCCACTCATCGACCTTGTCTGTATGAAAATTTTTCATCCAAACCCTAGAATGGGGGTAAGTAGGTAGATCAAAATCTATTTTTAATTCATTTTTATAAAAATTTCTAATTAACTCTATACAATCGGTATTACCGTATTCATGAGTTAGTCCTAAATATTTTTGTACCATTCTGCTAATTCTCCATATACACTTTCAAAAGACTCATTTCTATATAGGTCAAGTTTTACGTTATACTCTTTAAACTCTTTTGCTAAGTGACTATCATCTTTTGACATCATATGTTTTAAAGAGTCTAGTATTATTGATAGTTCATATTTACTTAACACATTTTGATATTTTTTTAATAAGTTTCTATACTTTGTCATAATATCTTTTTTTGTTTTTAGATCGAAAACAGTAGTAGATTGAAACGCAGGTTGTACGACATTTGTTATATTAAAAGATTTACCTTTACTTTTTATCCAAAGTATTAGTTCAAGATTAGAGGTAATAGAGTATACACTACCAGCTAATGAAAAATCTGAAATATACTTTGAAAACCTATCAACATTTTTTTCAAATAGCGACCATTCTAACCCAGTTCTACCATACTCAGCATGAGCCTTATAGCCTTCAATGCTAGGCCATAAAGAAACTTTTTTAAATTTTTCCCATAATTCCTCTATTTGGTAACTTTTAAACTTACCGTCGTATGATAAGTTTGTATTATAAGTTAAATGAATATTCGTGCAGTTATTATCAGATAAAAATTCTAGTAGTTTGTAATGGCCCTTCTGCACAAAAGGTTCGCCTCCAGCAAAATATATCTCTCTTATATATTTTTTTATATAATCAATATCTTTCCAAAAATCCTCGTTATCAGTCCAATAGTCATAGTGATTAGGGGCAGTCTGTTTCATCATTCCGTGAAATTTAGCTTCTTTAGCCCATGACGATGAAGCATAGGAACCACACATTCTACATTTAAAATTACATAAATTACCGAATCTAAAGTCAATATACATCGGAGGATTGGTTACTGATCCGTCTTTATCCGTTTTATTAAATAATTGTTTATAATCTTTAAAACGTATGTTCATTTTTTGTCGAGGACTTTCAATGCCGTTTTTTTCCCAATCATAACAGACATTACATGCAGAGACTTTTTCGTCTTTAAGCATAGCTAGTCTGGTAGACTTCATAAACTCGTGATTAAATGCCTGCAAAGGTGCTAGGCCTTTACCAAAACTATTATTATTTGATTGAAATATTGAAAAACAACAAAGGGCATAAGACCCCGCTATGTCGCCATATTGGTGCATCCAGGGTAAAATACAAATTGATTTATTGTTTTGGTACTGTTCGTCCTGTTGCAGGGAAGCCTCCAAAATGAATTTGATTATTACGTATAGTGCACGCTTGTAATGACTTTCCACAAACATCTCCAGCAGCAGATCCTGCTGTTGTATTGTCCGCAGAAATAGGATTTGCATTTGAGGTTAATGATGTGCCTGGTATGGCTAAGTTTCCAGGTCCAGGGTACTGACACTCAGGTCCTTTGTAAGACCATTGACAAGTATTTTTATAGTATTTTCTATTAGGTATTTGATTTCTAAAATATTGGAGCCATGATATTAGACTAAAAGCAGCGACTTCGTCATTTAAAGACTCTAAACTGTCAATCTTAAATTTATCTTCTATGTAAGATTCAGAATCTGCCTCAGAGTTTATTATAAAAACTGCATCACCAACTGCTAAGTCAGAGTCTAACGGGTTTGATAAGTATAAAAAACGATTTTCTTCAATTGATTCTATTGTGCCTTCTGTCGTACCGTTTTCGGAACGAACATTATCTCCAACTCTATAAGGAAGTGCGTTATAAACTTCAACTACATTAGAAGTAACAAATCTAGCAGTGCTATATTCAGGCCAATAGTCTAAAAAATTAGCAAAAGTGGTTTTAATAGATACTACACCACCTAGTAAGTCTCGGGTATCTGACTTTTCTTCTTTCCACTCTCCACCTATAGAAATAGTTTGATCTCTAGTAAAAGATGAATTAGCTTTTCCATACACCCCATTAGTGACATCGGCACTAAAAGCTAAACCATTTGCTCTAGCACGAGTTAATACGTCGAATCCTTCAGTCCCTGCTGACCCAAAGGCACTTGGAGCTGCATTTATCGTTCTGGGGTCAATACCGTGAACTAACTCACCATTAACAAATGCCTGACACGCATTAGAGGTGTTATTACCGACTAAAAAAGGATCTTCTATTAAAGCTGAAATTATATTGTCAACATTAAACACAGTTAAAGATAGTTCATTAATTTTACCATCGCTAGACTGTTCAATAGAAGAAATTTGTGAAGGGAAAGGAATAAATGTGTCACCACTATAAGATACATTATAGTTCAAGTCAGAAATTAAATCACCACGAATATCTGCAAATCTGATAGGAAAGTCTACAGGCCAAGCTCTACCCTCACCTTTACCTGTTGGATTACCTGCTGCGTTTTCTGGGTACCACTCGCCTGGGTAGTATATTTCATATAGACGAACAATAGGATTTTGTGTAAAAGCATTCTTCTCAGCAATAAAACCGCTTGGTCCTATAGTTTGTATCGTAGATATAGCAGTTGTTACATTACCCGCGTATGTATTAGCTTGAAAAGGTAAAGAAGTAGTATCTAATAATCCATTAGCTGTACCTGTTACAGAAATAACATTAGAGTGAACAACTTCTAAGTTAGAAAACTCTAATATAGAATTAGATAATTTTACTTTTAAAATGTTAGTGGTAGCGTTAACGTTAGCAATGGTGCCTATTGCAGCCGACGTATTTCCAATAAGTACGTTATTCATCTCAAAAGACGAGGCATTGGCTACTTTGATTACTACATCATAATTTCTTGCTGTCATTAGTCATACGTTTCTTGAAGTTTAAATGTTACGGTATAAAAATTTTCTGTTAAAGATGAGCCTGAAGATATAACTTGCGTTACTGAAAGTGGTCCTTCAAATCTTGTAGTAATTGTACCAGATTCATTTAGATGTGACAAGTCAAATGTGAATGCTTCAAACTGCCCGCTACGAGCATTATAAAAATTCTCAATCGCAGTTTTTTCGACGCCAGTAATGTTAGTATATTGCAAGCTATAGTTACGCTTTGAACGGCGAGACCTAAGTCGTCTTTTTTCATAACCTGCCTGAGAAGTAAAAGTAACAGAATCAAAAGATCTTTCAGCAGTAAAACCTTTATCTGGTTTTCTATCTGCCATTGAATTAAATCTATCTAAAGTGGTAACTTCAGAATCAAACACTCTAATGCTAAGAGTATCCTCACTACTAATAGCACCAAGAGGAGCCCCAGATATAATTGTGGGAGTGTGGTTATTTATAGGAGATATTCCCCCGCTTCTATAGCGAATCGAGTGAGATAAACGAGTGTATTCGATCAAACCTGAGAAACGTTCTCCCTCTGATGCTGTATTAGAGTTGGACCCGATAATAACGTTACCTGCAAAGTCATCTGCTGTGAAATTTTTATGAGCAACTTTAACGTTATTTACATAAAGTCTTAAGTTGTTCGTATTTTTTTCATGCGATACTGCAACGTGTAGATTAACTCCGCCATTAGCATTACCCCCATACAACTCAGTAATATTCCCACCATCATTAACAATAAAACCTACATTTGAGTTAGCTCCTACAAGTCTTAGAGTATAGTTATTGTTATTAGTCTTAGCATGTTTTGCAAATAATGTTTGGTTGGAAGTCATCGTGGTACCAGTGTCTGGCTTAATAAAAGTATCTAAAGTAAAGTCTTTACTTAATATGTTGAAATCATCATTATCAGCAATATCTGCAAAATTACCAGCTGTTCCGTCTAAGTCTAGTTGTTTAGACGAAGCAAAACTTGCGCTACCATCGCGAAAGTTTAAAGTATGTGCCGAAGAGCTTTCATCAGTCAAATTACCACTAAAATTAGTTAAAAGTTTTACCGCTGCGTTGTCTCCTATATCAATCCCATGATTACCTAAAGTGGTAGAGGGGTACGTATAAGCATCAGAGTTCTGAAATACACCTGATAAAAAGACCATAAAGTCAGTTGACGAGGAAACATTAACTCCTGAAGGTAAAGCAAAAAATTCAGTATTTGCGTTAATTAAGTAAGAATTAGAATCAACCACTGTAGCAGAGGTATTAGAGTAGTCCACGCTACGCACGGCAGGAAAACTTCTAGTTAATCTAAAACGTGAAGGTAAACTAATAGTTTTAATTGTTAGATTAGAAGCATTTGGTGCTACTAAAAAAGAAGCAGTTTGTCCTGAATTTGATAAGTCATAGGCAGTAGTTTGTTGTAAAACACCATCAATAAATGCCGTAATCTCACCTTTATGAGTTACTACAGACGGTAAATTAAATTCTGTGCGAATCGCTCCTGTACTAGAAAATGTAGTGTCAGCCACAACACTAAAAGCAGTGATAGGAGCAGTTGCGTCGTCAGGATAAGTAGCCATTAGCTTCCTCCTCTTAAGGACTTACGTATAGGTCCATTATTTCTTAAATCTCTTGTTACTATATCGATAACAAATTTTTCACCATCAAAACGTGGTTGTGACGATTGAGTAGACTCTTGTGGCGTTCCTTGATTAATTATATTAACTGATACATTACCTGCACTTCCTGTTGCGTTCATAGCATTTAAATTACTTTCACCAATAGAACGTGCGGCTGAACGTTTCATTACAAACTCGCCTGGCTCTAATAAGGCAGGGACTCTATCACGTTGCATGCCACCTGCTG